GACTGCGCTCACAGGTTGCCCTACGGCTTCGATCATCATCTGTTGTTTCATCGTCTTATAGTATTTTGCTACTTGTACTGTTAATGGTACATCTCGGGTTTGATACATCACAGCAGGTAAATCCAGACATTCTTTTTTGCTGAATCTTATCGCTGGTTGCAATGCAGCATGCACTTTAGATTTGGCGTTGTCTTTAGGAACCCATTTAAATCGCGTGATCTGTTTCATTACGATATCACGCCAAGCTGTTGCGAATTTGGGAACTCGGTATGGCGATATTAATTTGGCTAAGCCAAACGCATCAGTAGGCGATTGAGATGCTGGTGTGCCCGTCATCATCCACAACCAAGTTTTAGATTCTATAATCCCTGCTAAAGTTTTCCATCTGTTAGTGGACGTAGTTTTATAAGCATTTGCTTCATCAATTATTATTAAATCAAATTGGTTCTTCTTAATAGTGTCTTTAACGATACTGACTCCATCGTAATTAATTATCACGAAGTCATAAGTTCCGTTAATAATTTTTATTCTCTTCTCTCTATCGCCATGAGCTACGCAACAAGTGCGGTGCATAGCAGTTCTTACAATGTCGTTCTGCCATGCGGAATACATAATGCTCAACGGACAGATTACTAATACTCGTTTGACTACCCCAATCTTCATCAAGTAGTCTGCCGCCCATATCGCCGCCGAAGTTTTTCCTGTGCCAGCTTCATTAAAACAAAAGGCACGTGGTCTTACACTCAAGAATGAGGCGGTTTTTATTTGATGATCGAATGGCTTGTATATCCCGGGCCAGTCGTAGTCTCTTATTATGGGTGAGGGTATTACTGGCGTAGATGTATTAGGTAAACTTTGGTCTGTAGCGAGTGACACTCTCCATGATTCTTCATGTTCCCAATTGAACAGAATATCGGCATGGGTTCCCTTGTCTTTTAATAACTCACTTTTCTCAACCGACGACAATACTGTAGCGGCAACTTGCCGAGGCAACGATACTTTAATCGCTGCGTTATCTATCACTTGCATTTTTTAATTTCTCTGTTAGATAACCCCTTTACGGGGGTCAGTCGTCTTAGGCAATCCGTCCACTAGAGGTATAACAAACTCCTAAGATGGCATGGTTTAGTGACATGAACCCACAAGTTATATACATAACCAATCTTTTCGCACTCATGCCTAATCGCAAGATTTACCAACCAACTCTATTTCATCGCACCGCTTGACTTACGCGGAAACGAACGGTTCTTATGTGGTGACTCAAGACGTATACCGTCTGCGTTGCTGCCACCTTTCGACAATGCTTTTACGTGCGCCACATCTTTACCCTTACGGCTAACACCTTTTTTATCAACCTTGCGCCGTGCGCGTTGACGCTCCATTCTATCCTCATGTTCACCACGTTCCAACTGTTGTTTGTATTCTTTTTTGTATGGTCTAGATTTATTCACGTAAGGCATTTCATATCTCCATTATGCTTCATTAAATTCGCAGGACTTAACAGGACAATATCTACACAGTGCGGTTGGATTTGCAGGCCATGAATTAAACTTTGCAGAATAATTTAACCGTTCTATATCCCACTTGAATGGTGCCCATAACGCACCTTCATCTCCGCGTGTATATTCCTCTGGTACAAATGCACTGTGGGCTATAAAAATCAAACTCGCTTTAATACGTTCAACTTGTGGAAAATTTGCAAATGTCATTAGAGCCATCAACTTCAATTGTTTCGGATCAGGATATCTATTGCTGCCTGTTTTATAGTCAACGATTAATGCTTCATCTCCATCTATAATCATCAAGTCAACAATACCTCTCACCCAGTAATCTTCTGCGTCGAAAGAACATGGCTTCAATGCAATGTCTAACGCCATCTTATGCTCAATGTACTTAGTACCTTCCCGTTCCAATAGCGCATCTACAATTAATTTGTACCGTTGATAGTTCTTAGGTAACTCTGTTCCATCTCGTGCGTAATCTTCAAGTGCCTTGTGTACATCTGATCCGTACAACATTTTTTCACTAATCTTTTTAGTGAACCGCTGTAATACTTTGACTTCATGGTATTGCTTGGGGCAATTAATGTAATCTTTTAAGCCGCTGAAACTCCACTTGATCATTAGCATTCCCCATATGATGCTCCGTGTTTAGCCTCGCAAGCGACAGGCAAGCCGACAGCCCATTCTGGTGCTGTGGACATACACTCAATTATATATGCAAGTGCTTCATATAATTCACTTTCTTTAGCAACGCAGACAACTGAATCATGAACGGTCAATGCTACTTCGTATTTATCGGCTATCTTAATCATCTGTTCACCTACAATAATCCTAGCCAATGCTTGCACTATGTTCTCAACTATAGCGCCGCCCCAGATTAAGACCTCACCCCTGCGAGACTTGTAAGTGATTTTGCCAGCAGCTCCAATACGTAATTCTGGATAGTGAATTGCTAAACCATTTGGTAAAAGTATACGGCTCCCGGGAGATATGGAACATACAGAGTTTGCTAAAGGAATGTCTCTCTTAACTGAACCACCCATCATCTGTTGCAGTGCGGTATCGCATTCTTTCCAAAGTTCAGGGACTCGGTAGTTTTCCGTCCGGTAGATATCGACAATGCGTTTGCATTGTTCTAGGTCTAGTACCGCCCCACCTAATGATAATGTCTGTTGTAACTTTGCAGCACCTGTCCCGTAGCCCAACCCAAGGATGCAGGTCTTGCCTACAAACCGTTCTATTGGGTCTGCCTTGGTAATTGTCCTACCATAAATCTTGGATGCAAACGTGGAGTACACATCTTCGCCTTTCGCGAAAAGCGAAACTAAATCATTTTGTCCTGCCAGCCACGCCAATACTCGGGCTTCAATCTGGCTAGAGTCTGCATTGATAACGACATGTCCGTCAGGGGCTACGATAGCGTTCTTTAACGCTTTTTTATCTTTATCTCTGGAGGGTAAGTTTTGGAAGTTGACAGAATCCATACCACTCCAACGACCAGTATGAGCACCATAATACCGAAGAGGCACAGGTATGTATCCACGATTCCTCGCTCCAATGGAGATAAAGCGTTCAATTCTAGACTCCTCTAATGTTGACTTAGTACCCAACCTAACCGCGCACAGTTGCTGCACAATAGGGTTCTCATGTTCTTGTAGTTTAATAAATTCTTCATCAGTCTTAGCAAGTGCAAGTGCTTCCTTACCCGTTGTCTTACTAATCTTTTTGGGTGCTGTTACGCCATACTTCTCTAATACTTTTGCAAACTGAGGATTGCTGGCTAACTTCTTACGGACTTCCTCTGGCGTATCGCATTCCAATTCTGACATGAGCGCGGTGAGTAAACCGTGTTTCATGTTTCTTACGTTCTCAAGCCTGTCTACCAACAAAAAATCATTAACTTTTAATAGCGGTCTGGTGTACATCCGGATGGTAAGGTCAATGAGTTTGAGTTCGGAATTGGGAAATGTATTCGTGAGGTTAAGAAAAAGACTATAGGTAAGATCAACATCATTACGGCAATAGTTTCCATAACGGTTAAGATCATCATAGCTAAAATCGACCCGCCGTTTACCCAACGCATGAATGACTTCATCGCCTTTTACTCCTAGCTTATATCGTTCTGCCAAAGCTTTTAATGAGCCGCCCACATTTGTATCGTGTAATGCTTTCGCCATTGACAACGTGTCAAAATAAAACGCAGGGATAACACCATACTTCCATGCAAGGATCGCTCCGTCAAACAGAGTGTTGTGGCAGAGGAGGGCGTGATCTTCCCACGCGAAATTCTTTAGGAACTCTGTTTCGGTATGCCAGACAGATTCGTTGTCATCTACCTTGATCCCCACGCCAATGACTTCAAAACGTGGATCGTTAATGTATTCTTCAGTAGTCATCTTCGACAAAGAATAATCCTTGTCGTAATACGTCTCAAAGTCCAGCGTGATTATAGACATTATTTTTCTCTTTAGAAGGGCGGCTGTTACACCGCCCCCATGATTAACTTACCTTACAAGAACACAATTTTTCTGAAGTGCCCTGCAAGAAAGTAAAGTACTTCTGTGCTGCTATCACCACTTCATCTGGTGACTCTTCACGTAATCGGTGGCGCACCGCATTTGCCAATGCTTCAATCCGATTCAACCGTTCTGCTTCTTGACTATCCATCATCGCTCTCTCTCCTCATGGTGGGGACATCCCACTTATATCGGTTATACGTTGACTCAAATAAACATTCTTTGTTGATTATCGTAGACACTATCTAGGTTAATGCGTAAGATAATTACTAGTCTATTTTACTCACTGGGCGTTTCCTTTTGAAAGATGCGCTCAACATAATCTCCCGCACGAATCATTTCTGCCAAACGCAATGCTTTGTGTTCCTCACACAATCGCGCACACGCCTCGCGCTCCTCGGCCCTTGCTCGCGCATCAACTTTCGCCATCAGCACGTTAAGTGCGTCGTAGAACGTTTGATTAAACTCGGCAGACGCATATCTGACTGCTTCATCGCGGTTCATTCTTCAACTCCAAAGTGTTGTTGAATCTTGCTCGCAAATGATTAGTTTGATTGTCCCAACATTGTTTCTCAAATTCTTTAATTCGTTCGTTCATATTTTTTCTTTGGGCAATACCAGATAGCAAACGGGATCCTGCGCAGCAGCAAATCCGTTCTTGATATAAACAGTCACTACCTCAACATCCTTCTGCACAACGTGGTTTGCGACTTCCAATGCTTCGCCTTTGGTGCGATATGCAAATAAAACGCTTTCCTGAATTTTCATTTACTACCTTTCGCCCCATTTGTTGTTACGTTCCCTGAGCATCGCATCAGCCTGTGAGTACGCTGCCTTTGCAATAGCTTTATCGTTTAGCTGATACGCTGGCGCTTGTTGACTGTTCACTGAGATCAATCCTTGCATTGCGAACACAGCAAACAAGTCTCGCAAATCATCGTCGTTCATAAAGTCCCCGTTACAATCTTAAACATCATACGCAGTATGGCGATCAGTCCCTCGACTAACATCCAGCCTACCATGCCGAATCCAGCAACAATCGCGCTGAATGCAATCGTCAATATGGCTACGCTAAAAATCTCAATGAATAGATTATTCGGTCTCGGCTTTTGCACGGTCTTTACGGGCCTCTGTTGTTGCTTTTTTATCGACATTCCATTTCTCCCACACTGAACCGTTCTCATATTTGTATTCAATACTGTGCACTAAACCACAGTCACAGCACTCATGTCTATAGGGAGGACGACCATGCGCCGACCGATACCACGTATTATCGTAGAGCTGATATGCGTGTTCTTTTTTCTTTGGCGATTTCTTTTTGGAAGTCATAGTTTTCCATCTTCGCGTTTTTGATTAAAGTTTCTGTAGAAGTAAAGTTGAGTATTTAATTTCTTAACCATAATACGTAAACGCACAATTTCATCCGCCGCAGCTTTAGCATCATCATAGATAGGCGGTTTTGCACGCAACCGATCAACGATATCAATCTCAGCGTTCATGTTTTCTTCCTCGGATATTTGCGCCACGGATGACTACTCTTGTGCTGACCCTGTTTGCGCTTAGGTTCTACTTGATCTTCCATTGGGTTCGACATGGGGGGCATACCTCATCAATTAATTTGCTAGACCATTCACCACATAAGTCACAGTTGCCGGTATCTTCATCTATGTACTTTGGCTTCTTAGACTCATCTTGCTTATATTCTTTCAACCGTTTTCTGTGATCTTCAACCATATAATCACTCAGGCTTTCCATTTTAGTTTAGCGATATACGCGAACTGCTCATGCTGTAACTGACCTTCCCGTTTTGTTGAGCGGTGTGGGTCTGGCAGCAATTCTTTTTGTGGAGTAATCCAAAAGTCTTTTAGTATTTTAATTAGGTGATTCATTTTGTACCCTCAAGATTAGTGATCTCTCGTTCTAAGTACCAACGTGCTTTTTTCAAATCCTCTAAACGATCACCCTTGCGACCTGCTCGGGAGATGTACTTAACACAATTTCCTAAATGATAGTTAAGTTCCCACGACTCAATAGCAGTGATCGTCTCTACGCCACCCACGTTATAATGTTTAGGATGGTTAATCGGATCGTAACTTGATGCTCTCCGCTTAGTCATTTTGCAAATCGTCCTTCAGTTGATGGATGTTAGTTTCATCTATAACAAACCCAAAACCGCCAGCTTTGCGTATCGCCATTAGATTGTGCATCTGTAGTGCAGTTGGTTTATTCCCGTTAGCTTTGCACTCTATGCCATAGAATCTAGATTGATAACACACAATAAAGTCTGGCGCACCCGATGCCCCATAGCCACCCGTTGCTGGCATGATGTAATAGGCATTGAGTTCTTTTAGGATATTTTTTACCTTTGCTTTTACTTTTCCTTCAGGTGTCAATTCATTCTCCGTTGATCTGTTTACCACGTAACTCAAGTAACTTATCTGTACTCATTATTACATAATACCAGTTCCCATCAACGCGCCACCCTAGATCAGATAAACAATCAGGTAGCATATTCCTAAAGTACATAGACACCCCGTTGGAATCTAATTCTTTAAATGATATGAACTCGCCACCCGTGCTTACGCCACCCACGCCACCCGAATATATAGCAGCAATCATCACCACACTGAGTCTCATGTCCTCTGGCAATTGATTGTCTGAGTAATAGATGGTGTAGTGATCTGCATTGGTATTTCTCAATGTGATGGGGACATTGTGTTTGATCCCTAAGTGTACGCGCCATCGCCCGTCATCTTCCTTGACAACGGGTACGGCGTGAGTGTCCGTGAACGGACACGACACAGGGAAATTAATTTTGTACGGGGACATGAACATCAGGTCTGGTCTAGTAACTCGAATACAATATGGCGTGAGTTGAAAGATTCCTTGTACACTATCCCACCCTCATCGTACCAGCAGTTATTGGGTAAGATCGTGTACGTACCGGATGGCTTCGCTATTGCATCAGGCATTAGTCCTGCTGGGTCTACAGGCTTGCCGTGGAAAGCCTCGCCCATCTGTAGCTTGGTCATAAGCATTGCGCCCTTGACTGAATCGCGGATGCTATCGGGCAGATCATCTAAGGACTTGTACGAACGCAGAGGCAGCAGTGGTGCTGAGTAATAAGCAGACTCTAAGTCCGAACTACACAGCCACTCTCCACCGATGCGTCTGTCGGTCAAGTCTGCCATCCATGTAGAGTCCACCGCGCCGACGATGTACCTGCTTCTAATTTGGTCGTATCCAATCAGCCACTTGTTACCTGTTAATAGTTTACGCAATGCGCCGCGCTCTTGATGCAGAATCTTTTCTCGTTCTAAATACTTGCTATAGACATCTTCTAATCCAGTACGGCTATCAGGTGCGAGTGTCTTGTTCTCGAACACATTAACTAACAATGCTGTAGCTAATTCAGAATTCAAAGTCCAGCCTTTGTCTTTTACTTTGTCTTGCGCATGATCTGCTAGACGATCTGCAATCTTAAAAACAACATTGCGCGCTGCCAGATTAAATCTATCAATAGCATTCTGTATTGTCTTGTGCGCTTC